GTTTTTTATCCCATTCTTCCTGGATAGCAACACGAGTGTCTTCGTTAATAAGTTCACTGTCAAGCAAGGGTTTCATTGCATCTAGCATCAATATCTCCTATAATTTGAGGTCTTTAATAAGTTGCATAATGCCACTTTTCAAAAATCTCTGTGCTGTGATACTTTCTCTAGCATCAGCCGCCATTTCAAGCAACTTAGAACCACCTTCCATATTCAACAAACCTTCATATATGGCTGTTGGATACGCATCAGGCGCACTAGGTTGCGCTACTACGTCAACTGTTACTATTTCAAAATCACTTACATGTCCGTTGCTTTCATTAACGTTTCCGCTACCTCTGCTCGAGACACCTAATTTTACACCGCTACCTAACATGGTCTCAACTAGAGTCCCCATTGGTGTTGGTAATATCTTTAATTTACCATAGCCGTTTGCGCCTTCCATCCACATATCTGTGATAACGTGACTCACACGGTCTAGGTTAATTTTTAAATCGTCTGGGTGGTCTAACTCACCCAATACAGAATATCCACCGCCAATTTGTTCTTTCAATGACTTAACGGCATTGGTAATTTCATTGACTGGATAGATACGCTGGTTAGCGTTCTTTACATCGCCTTGGATGCAAAGTCCTTTCATAAAAAGATTTTTATCACCCTTTTCATCACGCTCAAGAACTATCTGAGCGACGTCGAATGATAAACTTTCCTGTAAGAACGACACTTAATTACTCGCCTTTTTTAGGGGCGGGTGCTTTAGTTAATTTTGCTCCACCTTCTGGACCATCAACACCTAAGTCTTTTGCTTTTGGTGCAGGACGTCCATTTTCAGTCGCTGTACTAGTTTGAACAGGTCTTGCATCTGTTTTAGATTTCTTACCTGCATCATTTGCGTTAGCACTAGTTGTATTAACACTACCTTCTTCTGATGTAACTGGTTTAGGTGCATTTACTAATTTAGCATCTTCTTCCAATTCTTCTTTGTCTTCGTCAATATCTTCATCAGCACTTTCTTCAAATGATAATTCTTCTTCAGCATCTAAATCACCAAAGTCTTCACCTTCGTCATCTGTGTCTACTTCAAAGTCCATATCGTCACCCATATCATCGGCATCAGATGAACCAACTGTATCATCACCAATAAGGTCATCGAACTCAGCCATTAACTCGTCTAGTTTGTCTTCTAAATCAACAACACGGTCTTCAATCTCAGCGTGGTCATCTTCATTCTCTTCGGCATCTATTTCATCACCGAAATCCATTTCAGTTTCTTCTGCATCATCAGCAAAATCAACACCTTCTTCGTCAGCAGAAACATCATCGATAAAATCATCAACAGTATCACCACCGATATCGTCTTGCATTAAACCTTCGTAAATTTCACGTGATTTCCCTACAACAATTTCATGGAAAAGGTCAGATGCCTTTTGGTCTTCGTCATTGATGACGTATTCAATTAGTTTCTCAAATTTGTTACTCATGGGTTAACTCCAAAAAAATTAAAAATATTCATATTCATGTGTGTATTTAGACCATATAATAAAAAAGACACTGTAATAGTGCCTTTTTTAAGATTTTTATGTTAAATATTAAAATTTATACTAAAATGCGGGTACTGCATCTTCATCAGGAGATGAATACATTGCTTGAATTTTTTCCAACTTGTCCTTCTTCTCAATATTACGAATATCATTCATCTGTCTGAGTTTATTAATTTGCTTTAATGTAAGACGGGTTTTACGCAAATCATCTTTAGTAATTTGTGAATTATCATCTTCCAAATCCTGATATCCAGGAAGTGCTTTATTGAATAGTTCGTTTAATATCATAGTATTATTTATGCAATGCCCGTAGTATCACTACCTGCCATAGGAGGTGCTTCTGAAGCCATTGGATTTAATTCTGCATTAACATCGCCTCCCATATCATCCATACCTTCTGCATCCATACCTTCGATTTCTCCCATAGTATCAATATCCGATTCAAACCCACCAGGCATAATACCTACTCCACGTAAATCAGAACCTTCGGACGCAGTTTCCTGTGCTTTCGCATTCTCTTCTTCCCATTGCTCTTCGTTCTTAACCATTTCTTCTTCAGTTAATCCTAAGTAACGCTCAAGTAAGAAACGCTTACTAAGATAAGGATACTGTTCCAAGTTAGCAAATGTACTAACACGTGTTGCATCTAGTTCACTCTGTCTGTAACTAGCAAAGTTCTGTGGTTCATTGAACTTAATGTCAAACAAACTAGCATCAATATTAAACCCACGGAACGCTAAGTAAAGTTTAAATTCTGTATTAATCACACGTGCCAATGACGCTTGCATACGCTTACAGTATTGGTTAAATCTAAATTCTTGTATTAATGCAGTTCCTAATCTACCATCAGTTAACGGAGATGAATTATCATCAGGTCCACTAGGTAAGTAACTACTAGGAACACGTAAACCACGTGCAAGTTTATTATTAAAGTAACGTAAGTCGTCAATCTGTCCAAGATTTTCACCACCGGGCAATGTATCAACTTTAGACCCACGTCCTTCTGCGGTTTGGGGGAAGAAAAAATCTTCGTTTGTTGACAGTGGATTATATGTTGCATCCATTGCATTAGAACCGCCATTCTGTGTAGGAATACGCCTTTGGTGTATTTCATTCTTTACACGTTCCACAAAACTCATTGCCATGTGACTTGGCATGTTACCAACATCAATATAGAATACACGACGTTCAGGTGCTCTTTGAATTCTATAAATTAGAATAGCATCTTCTAGCATTTCTTTCTGTTTGAACACTTTGTAAATGTTTTCCAAAATACTAGTACCAAACGGCCAAGTAACATCAAGTCCTTCAGTTAAACTTAAATGAACAACGTGCTTAGCATCAATCACTGACTCTTTCATTGAGTTAGCAAATCTACTACCATTGTTGTTTAAGTTTCCACCACTTACGGGTGCTTGGTTATTTGCTGTGTAACCACCACGTCCAGGGTTAACTGCAAAGTCATCAACAGTTTTGGCTGCAACTGTTAAGTTTTCGAAGTTTGGATTAATGTCAGTAACAACGTACTGCTCAGGTTCTTTTCCTTTACTTTCATTAACAATTACACGTGCTACTTTAGTAGGTTCAACCCACATAAGTTTAAATGTTTCAGGGTCTCTAATGAATACTTGGTCACCGTACTTAATTGTGTTGCGGAACATTTTAAACAAACGTTCGTCGAACTTATTTAATTTAACCCATTGTGCTAACTGTTCTGTAAGAATTTTAACTTCATTGTCGGTTGGTTTACTTACGTAGTTAATATCAAATGGACTTGATGTAACATCGTCTGCCTGAGTACTAAATTCAGAAATAATATCCAAACAAGCATTTACTTCACTATCCATATCCATGGATTCGTATTGATTGTAACGTTCAACACGGTTAGGATGTCCTGTATAAACTTCAGGAAGTTTACTTTGATAGTTTCTAAATGCGAAGTTGCTTGCTTGTGGGGTTGTTGCGCCACCTAATGGACTAAACTGTCCTGATGTGTCGGCAACCTTGAAATACTTTTTCCAACTCATTTTAAATCCGTTATTTAATTAATGTTGCTGTATTTATGCTGTTTAATTAAGTAATAGAATTAAACCACTTGAACATATTGCTTAATATCTTTAGTATTTTTATTACCTTGATTTAGTGCAGATAAGATACTATCCGATTTTTTACTATTTTCAATGGTGGATTCTTTTAATGCTGATGCTAATGTTAAGTATGAATCCGCCATCTTATTTAATGAAATTGTAACATCTGCGTCTTGATTAATACTGGATTGGTCACCTACATTCTTACCTGCACCAAAAGGTTTTTCTCCTCCGCCCTCAAGTGTTTTCACAAAATCTTTCAGAATTTGATTATTTTTAGGATTCCATCCGTGTCCTTTTCCACCTTCCCCACCAAACATTTGTTGCAACCAATCCGGTACACCTCGAGTAAGCCAAGTATCATCGGATTTATACAACGAGTTACCTAATTTACTTGATTGTGCTTCTGTAATTTCAACATCTGGGTCTACACCCGTCATCTTCTCAAAATGAGCAAGTAATTCCGTCTCACTGAATTGGTTAATACCAGTCCAAGTGGAGTTTGAACTTCTGAATCCCTCGATTACATCGGCTATCGTTAGTGGTTTTCTTTCTATCAAAAGTTTCAAATAATCTTCTGCTATTGTTAGTTTATTACCAAGTTCTTTATACTTTTCGTCGCTTACAATACCTTTCATCCAACCATTACTAGCCTGTGTCAAGTTTACATTTGCGCTTGCAACGTTAATTTCAGCCTGTTTTATTTCCTCTACTGTTGAACTTCTTGGTTGGGAGAAATTATTAAGTTCCTGTGAGGCTGTTACAAGGGAATCAGTAATTATTTCAATTGCACCAGAGAACGTCTCCAGTGTCATAATTGAACCCGTAAGTAATCCAGATACTTTCTCTAAATTTAAAGCGGCTTTAGTTAACTCAACTGTAATACTGTCTAATCCCTTACCATCCTTTGATGTTTTTTTATGCATGTTTGCTATATCATCAACTGTTAGTTCATTGACATCTACAGCACGTTTTATATCACCATTTGCCATGGTGACTAATT